CCGTAGCTCCAGCATCAACAACAGCATGATTACGCATCTCAGCAAATGTCTGAATAGACCGTGGGAATTGTAATTCATATTTAGCTTGGTCACGTATCCAACCACCAACTTCTTTCATGAATGGTTGACCTGTTTCGGCAAACTTCATTCTTGTTTGGGATGGTGTGGGATTTGATTCAGCTTTGCTAATGTCAACTGGTTGAGGAGCTTCTTTAATGTCTTCTGACATTTTCTCTCCTGTTATAGTTCATATTGTTTTTTGATAGATGGGGCGTGTACCTCTGGTATACGCATTACTGTGTGTGTCTTAACTTTTAATAGGAAGTTGAAAGCACATGCAAAGGCATCAGCCCAATCATCCTTTCTAGTTGCCGTAGACCTAGTACCGTCAAACGATTCTAACTCTTTATATATAGCTTCTAGTGTAACTGGGTCAAATGAGGATTCAACGATGTGTACCAACCCATTAGAACACGCAGTAGAGAAAGGCTCAAACTTAGTAAGCTTTCCTGTAGTATTTGGCATGGTGTCTTTTTGGATTTTAAAGCCTTCTTCTAAGAAGAATCTGGCTAAATCTTGGAAAACAGTTACACCATCACCGCCAGCATCTTGTGGGATAACTATAGTAGTATCAGTACCATCCAACTTAGCTTGTGCTAACATTAGTTGATTTCTTTCACCAGAACGTTTTCTAAATCTTCCGTGGGTGTTGGTGTCTTCGTCTTTAACCTTAGGATGATAATCACCGTAGATAAAGAACTCACCATCTTTAGTGCGTTCAATACCAGCACAAGCACTATAATCGGGAGATGCATAAGCACCAGATGGTTCTGTACTCGCTTTATCCCATGCCCTAGCTTTACGTGATTCCATTGGACGTTTATCAGCTTTCTTCAACCAACCTCTTTCAAAGTAGTTAGAGCCTTGTGCCCTAGCATCCCAATTACCTTTCAACAATCGAGCTTTATCTATCTCATTCAAACCTTCTAAGAAAGCAAGGTAAGATTTATTATTCTCCATCATTATAGGATTATCGTAGATCAAAGCAGAAATAAAAGAGAAGGAAATAGGTTTTGGTGTGAAATCTACCGTTTGATATTTAGTTATTAGTTCTTCTTTTGAGTTACCCCAAACGTAAGTACCAGAAATCTGTAGGAACCATCTAATGGCTCCGTCACGCTCTTGAATTGGATAACCATCTTCATCTATGTACCAATCAATCATGGTGCGTAAATAATGATCAGGATCTGGGTTACAAGATATTACCATTCGTGAAGGATAGGTGGACTCTGAACGCATACGTGAGATTAAATATTCAATCTGTTCCCACTCGAACTGAGTCCCTTCCAATTATGTTCAACATTGGTCGTTAGGCAATGCCCGTCATTCTTGTGAATAACCGCTGTATGTCACCATACAGTTCAGACTATATCACCACCCACATGGGGTGCTTCCCGTTTCGAGCCACTTAGCCCTACAATTAGTCGTTGCACGTTCCGAAATAACACATAGTTATTAAGGCTTCGCTCAGGATTGTCTACTAGAGAGTTCCCCTGAATTAGAGAAGTTTTCACCATAATATTGCTACTATGGGCGACAAAATTTATCGAATCCTATGAAGGTATATTGAAGTCCTTGATGGTCAAACTTAGATTTAACAGATTCCATGTGGTTCCACTTAACCTTAGCGCCATTGGGGAAGATAGCTTCCATAGCTTGGTGTCGGAACCTTGGCCTAATCTGTTCTGGGAGTTTGTTATACATCGTAAATGCAGTGTCAAACAAACCACCTTGACCTTTTAACTGAGGGGTTGTCCTACGGAACATAATACATGTTGTCCGTGGGTCATCTATATATTTTAATGGGAGCATTTGGAGGAGGTAAGATTTACCACTACCAGCAGCCTTATATTATGTGGACGCAACGCCACTTCTACCGTTTCCGATAGGTTCGGATCATATCTTCATCTCTTACGAGAGCCTACTATTTCGACAACGCTTGTTGCCTACTCCCTGACATTGGGATGACCTCTACACACGCCTTTACGCTTGGCTCGGCATTGGCATAGGTTTTACCCCTTAGCTTTCACCGAATTAAATAGGTTCTTAGTATATATCACTATATACTGTGGCGCTTATACTCCACCACCAATAACAAGAATTTCTGCTTCACTATCTAAAATCATCTGTTGCTTCCTACTCGTAGCACCAAATGGCATTTCAATAATCTGAGCTTCTTGCTTCTTAAATTTAGCTTTCTTTGCCATGTTTACCTCCTTAATCAAACACTCTTAGTAAAAGTGCTTTGTTAAAAAGATTATTTAACTGTTAATATACCCTCATTGTCATCAGAGAATTTCAGTGCTATCTTCAGAATCTCACCTATATCTTTCCAATAGTAAGTCTCAGTATAACCATCAAGCATTGAGTTTTTATCTATAAAGCTACCAGTGAATTTATACTTTATGGTATCTTCTAACTCTTTCGCTTGAGATGATGTTTTGAAGTGGAACATGTAGAGTATATCTATAGGGAGGGTACTCTTGAGGTTGAGTCTATTTAGTCTGTTTCTCATAGATACTGTTATTCCACACTTGATAGAATCTTCACCAACTTTCAGAATATAAAAATAACAGGGTTTGTATGCCTTATATCCCCCTGAGGAACAATTAGAACATCCTTGTCCCCTAATCAATTTGTCTATACTGATTAGGAATGTCTCACCGCAGTCACAATTTATAGCACCTTTGGTATGGTAGTTCTTATAGGTGAAGTTGTCATAATTATACTTATCACCATGAATCTCTTTGAGTCTAGGGAGGTAGTGTTCGACAGACCTTCTAGTGTGACTTAGAGTGGATTGTAATGCACATGCTGGGCAGTTCCTTCCTGAGGTATGTGCTGATGGGATTTGGTTGAACTTTAGCTTACACTTGTTGCAGGTTATAATGACAGACTTATGAGCCTGTACATAAACAACCTGAGAGTAATCATACTTATCCCCATGCATAGCAACAGCATCTCTAATAAACTCTTCTCTTGTTTTTCTTCGTGCCATAATAATAAAATCCTATAAAATAAATACCCCCTGCTTCGCAGGGGTGTTACATTACCCACAGAGAGTATTTATCTTATACGATCTCTGCAACTTATTTTCTAATCAAACTAGAAGGGCGCTGCGAAACGCCCCCTTCAACATATTAGCCAATACAGGCTAAATTAACTAAATTAGCCGTTTATAGCTACTTGCTAAAATGACTCAGGTAATGCCACAGCCCGAACTGCCCACATAATACCTTGCTTCAATTCTTTCGTAGCATAAGCTAAACAATCAACTCGTTGTTCAAACTGTTTATCACTCAACTCAATAAAACTGAGGCCGTGTAGGTCTTGAATCATCATCTCTAAACAAGCACCTTGCTCTTTGATTCTATTCATCAAGTCAATCTCTAATTGGGATAAGTCACGATAACCTTTAATCTTCTTATGTTGATTATCCATTATTTCTTCTCCCCTTTCTTAACTGTTTTCTTCTTAGCTTTAGCTACTGGCTTTTCTTCTACTTTGATATCTTCGAGGTCAATCACAATATCAGCAACCTTGTCAAGAGCTTTATCCTTGACAACTTTCTCTTTCAAAAACTCAGCACTATAGAAACGTTTAAACTTAGTATTAATATTCTTAGACTCAATACGTGTACCAATGGCTTCAATCTCTTCCACTGTAACGTTGTCCATCTTAGCAATGATATCTTGCACCAACTCAAACGTACTTGGGTATAACTTCTTCTCACCAGCTACAACACACCATTCATTGATAATGTCAGCTCTTTTTCCGCTAGCCTCTCCCCAATGGTTTCCTAACAGCCCATCAGTGTGTGCTTGCTTAATTCGTAATAGGAATGCAAGGAATCCCTTAGTTGTGTCATTATAAATATTCAATCTAAATACTCCTAAATGTTAATGTAATAAGTAAACCACTGCTCTTGGTCTGTTATGATATTCACTCTTATCGTTGGCCTCATATGGCGCTTCGCAGATTCTATTACATGTTTTGATACGGGGAGAACTCATACCCAGTATTTATAAATAAAAATGCACACTCAACATAACAAAGAAACCACCTAAACAGAGGAGGAGGAGTTTAGATGGTTTCCGAGGAGGGACACAATAAATTGTGCTGTTATGTGAGTGTGCTGGAGGAAATGTTACAAGGGTAAAACGAGGATGTATACGTCTGGAGTGTACTTTTAAACGTCAGTTGGCATATCCAGTTATGGTATCCAACTCATTGTGTAATTAGTTGCCATTCTTATTTAAGGTCACATGGCTATGACACGTAGCTTCGGGAGAAGCAAGCTTAATAAATACCCCGTCTAATGCTTGCTCTGATTAATCAGGATGGGCTAGTCCGAGGATTTTAGTGTCACGTTAACACCTTTCGTAGTGACGTTACCGTCAAGTCTATTTCTAGCTGCACTTAAGGTAGCAAATCACCTATATATGGCATTAACGTAATTAAAGTATAATTCAACGAGAGGTTAATGCACTGTCTACAAGACCAAGTAATTAAAACCATTTCCAGCATCGCGCTTGCCCTTATTACAGGGAGGAAACCCAACCTATTGCCTAGGTAACATAAAGACTATCTAGCGCCTCAATAGGGACTCGTCAGGGTTATTATCTTGAGTTTATACACATCAGAAGTGTTAGTACAAGTTAGGCTCCCTCACATTACGACTCTATAATTGGTCTGCAACATTCAGCCGTGTAATCCTCGCATTGTACTAGTGCGGAGCATTTAATTGGTCACAGTAGGAGTCGAACCCACATTAGTCCAGCACTTTATCAGTGTACCACTATGCAACCAAATTGGTATTCCATGTAGGGCTCGAACCTACAACCGAGGCGATAGAAGCACCTTGCTCTATCCAGTTGAGCTAATGGAACCTTTCTGGTATGGTGTGCAGTGGACTCGAACCACTTGTACGTATGTAGGTATTAACCCCGCCATAATCCTAAACACACCAATTGATTACCGTGGAAGGATTTGAACCTTCGTGTGTCAAACTCAACCCTTAACGGGAAATTACGAGGTCTTGCTCCCGCACAAGATTAAAGTTCACGGTATTAATCCTTTATAAATCTTTTAACTTTTCAAAACTACTCTTGGAAGCAGCCTTCTTCAATTCTTCTAATTGTTGCTTAGAAAGCTGCTTCTTTTCTTTTACCTTGAGGATGACTTTAGCATCTTCTCTTGATGTTGCCATGTTGGTATCCTTAACTATGGGCCTGTGAACTCGCCTTTAATAACGTTAGGCCAATCATCTGGCCCAGTATAATCACCAGAACCAATAAAACCGTCTTTAATAACCATAACAACCTCCTTAATCAATCTTCTCCTACAGCCTTAGTGAATGTCTTAAACACCACCTTGTCGCTGTAATCTTCTTTATCGTCATCATCCCAATCGCTCTCTTCGTTCGCTTTTGCCTTAGTCTTGGCTATCTCAGCAGTAAGCTCATTCTTTTCCTGATTGATGATAAACTTAATATGTTCTCCAGCAATAAACATAGAAGCTCGTAGTGTTGTATTCAAATCCCCTTTCTTGTAGGACTGTCTCATCACCTTAGCTGCCATCTCTAATGCTTCAACTCCATTCCCTCGAAGGAATGTCACTAAACTCTGTTTAGATAGTTTAGATTTAGAATTCTTTTTCTTACCTTTAGCATTACCAGAAAACCCTTTCAAATAAGTCCCTTTCAAATTACGGTTGGGATACTCTGGGTTTGGTGTACGTTTCAAATAGTCTTCATGTTCATCTGAACCTATCTCATACATACCATCTGGGTTATAAATATCAAATGTTGTTTCGTAAGTCATTTAAATACCTCTATTATAACAGGGCTTAAATAACCCTTGACTTTTATAAAGTCTAATGTTCTTAATTACTACGTGCTGTAAGTATAACATATAAAACGTTATCTGTCAATAGCTAAATGTACTGATTTGGTAATATTTATCAATCAAAATATGAATAATAAAAGTTACCAGATGGTCGTTCAGATAATGGGGCTGTCATACCCTGTGTGGAGTATTCAACATGACCTGTCTCATAATACATACCTTCCCATTCTGGATTATATGGGATGTTACATGTATTACATAACCCAACTAACTGTTTGTTCTCGTATTCAGCAAATGCTTCACTATCTGAGAGATGCCGATTACAGCATTTACATCTAAACATATTCTATCCTATTCTTGTCTGTTATTGTTATTATAAAGCTATTATACACTAGGTTCTTGATTCTGTCAAGTAGTATATTAG